GTGCTATAAGAATGCATACGTACTGGAATGTGGTTCAGAGGAGATAATCATTCCATATATCTCACCTATTGACAATAGAATACACAGATATTTTCCAGACTTCTACATCAAAGGAAGAACTTCCTCTGGTACTACTAAATATATAGTGGAGGTAAAACCCAAGGCACAAACTCTTCCACCTAAAAAAGGTAGGAAGACTAAGAGATTATTGACAGAGATTGCCACGTACGGAGTCAATCAGGCGAAGTGGAAGGCAGCACGTGAGTATTGTGCAGATCGTAAGATGAAATTTATTATACTCACAGAAAAAGAACTCAAAGTATGAGCGTCTATCAAGATCTAAAAGATCTAGCAAACAATAGAGCACAGGCACCTTCTTGGTGGAGGAGTCAATTGTTCTTCTACCTATCAGGTCGTGGTATAGATGGTCCTGCTGTGGGAGGAGTATGTACTTTCCAGTACGCAGCAGAGTATGCAGAGAAGTATCAGTTCTGGGACAAATATCCTTTGGTGTATGTCATAGGTGAGTCAACGAACCACTTTTGGGGTGCTAATGTACACTATCTACCACCTCAAGCACGGGTCTCAGGGTTCACTCCGTCACCACCTCCTGTTACTCTGCATAAATACTTGCGAAGTAATGTTTTATCACCCTATTACAGCATTGAAAACTCTGAGTGGGCAGATATTGGTTTGATTCCCTCCGAAGAATTTGTAACCACTGTCAACGGAAGAAACATATCCGTACCAACGTCGTTAGTATTAAAGAAACTCTGATGTCATACGCAGCACCCAATTCATTTAGATCATTCACAGACCTCGTTTCTAAGGGAGCGTGGGAACCCTCCCGTGGTAATCTTTACTCTGTAGAGATTGGATTCCCTGGTGTCTTGGGATCTGCAGCACTTAATGGTGGTGGGACGATTGCATATGGTAGAGAATATTATGACGCTGTAAATTATTTTGCTGATCAAGTTACTATCCCTTCAAGAAACTTGACGACTGGAGACACTCAGAACTTTGGTCTTCAAAGATCATATGTAACAGGACAGACACCTAATGAACTAGCAGTGTCATTCTTAGTGACAAAGAACCAGTGGCATAGAAATTTCTTTGAGACTTGGATGAATTCTATTGCACCTGATGGTGAGAACAGAGTCAGTTTCTATGATGATTATATTTGTGACATTATTGTAAGGAAATGGGAGAGAGGATCTAACTTTATCGTGCAGACCGTGAAGAAAGGACAAAAATATCAAACACGTTTGAATAAAGCAGTTGGTATATGGAGATTCAATGGAGCATATCCATTCAACCTAGGTACAATGACCTTCGGTAACAGTAATTCAGAAGTGATGAGATTAGATGTACAGTTTAAGTTTGAGCGTTATAGATTTACTACAAAACAAGAGAAGGCAGGTGGTTGGACCAACGAAAAGGTTATAAACAATATAGATAGTGTTCTCGACGATAATGATTTCAGGACCTACGTCGGGGTCTAAATAGTTTTACTGAATTGTAATTTTACACGATGCCTTTACCCAAACTGAGCATTCCAGATTATGAATGCGTGCTTCCTCGTGGTCAAAAGGTTACCTATAGACCATTCCTAGTGAGAGAAGAGAAACTTCTTTATCTTGCTATGGAAACACAGGATAATAAAGAGATGATCAAAGCGGTGAAAGAGATTATCAAGAATTGTACCAACCTCAAGAAACTTGATGACCTTGCTACATTTGATATTGAATATCTCTTTCTTAGAATCCGTGGTAAATCTGTTGGTGAGGTGAGTGAATTTAAGATCACTTGCCCTGATGATGAGAAGACTCAAGTTGATGTTGAAGTCAACCTTGATGATGTGAAGGTAATAATTCCTAAGGAACATACCACCATTCTTAAAGTCAGCGATGATGTCACTATCACTATGCAATATCCATCCTTGGATGTGTTTGTGAAGAATAATCTCGTTGACAACCCAGGTGTAGACGATCTATTCAAACTTGCTGCTAGTTGTACTGAAAGTATTGCTGAAGGTGAGGATGTATATGAAGGAAAAGATCACACAACTAAAGAACTAGTTGAATTCTATGAAAATATGAACTCACAACAGTTCGGTTTAGTTCAGAAGTTCTTTGAAACTATGCCTAAACTCTCCCATACTATTGAGGTTTTCAATCCGAAGACTGAAGTTACATCACCAATTGTACTCGAAGGACTAGCAAGTTTTTTCGCGTAGCCCTAGCGCACGATTCGTTGATGAACATCTATGAGACCAACTTTGCTTTGATGCAACATCATAAGTACAGTCTCACAGAACTTGAAAATATGATGCCGTGGGAAAGGGATGTTTATGTGAACCTCTTGATGCGTTACTTACGTGAGGAAGAGGCAAGACAACGCCAACAGGCGGGACAACACCAGTCACTTTAATGGCAAAAGCAGCACCCAAGTTATCAATAAGAAACTTTATTCCTGTCACTACCTCTGGTATGGACAAGAAGGATCCTGCAATGTCAATGACCCTAGCGGTCAACCGATTGGGACATACTGTCACCGATGTTGGTAAGATTCTCACAAGTGGACACCAAGCACGACTTGATGCAGCGTACGCTGTGCAAGGGAGAAGATCTCTAGCACAGGACAGGGCGAGAGAGAGTAAGATTGAGAAGAAAGCAACTGAAGAGATAGAAAGAGAGTCGAAATCAAGAGGATATTCAAAGGGTGGGAGTGGTATCTTTGGGTTCCTATCACCATTAATAGAACCACTGATTAAATTTGCGGCAACTCTTGGTACATTCTTTGCATTAGACTGGTTGTCTAAGAAGGAAAACAAAGAGTCAATTCGAACTGGGTTCGAATGGATCGGTAAGTGGTTGGGCACGGTCTGGAAGGTTGGATCGTGGGGATTCGGTATGATATATGATGGACTGTTCGATCCAGATGGGAACGACAGTTACTTAATGAGAGCGTTGAAGGTTGTAGGGGGCATCGCCGCGCTCAAGGTAGCAAGTAGGATTTTAATGCCCTGGAAGTTGGCAGGAGATATTGGTAAACTATCAAAATTATTTAAAGTTAATCGTACCAAGGCAACAAAAAACGCAAAGAAAGTAAATCAAAATAATTTCTTAAAGCAAAAACCAAAAAGAGTAGCAAAAGGTATCAGGTCTGGTAACGCATCAAAGGCAGCACGAAAGAGATACGCTAGAAGATTTGGTGGCAATGCATCCAAGTCAAGATTCGGTGGTCGTATTGCAGGAAGGGCAGGATTTAAAGGTATGACAGGTATGGGTCGCTTTATGCGATCTGGTGCTGGTGGAGGTATATTTGCAGGTGCACTCTCATTTGGATCCAGACTCGCTGCTGGTGACAAAATGAATGTAGCAGCAGGTGGAGGTATCGGTGCCACTATTGGTACAGTTGCGGTCACTGCACTGTTAACACCTGTCCTAGGACCATTCGCACCTATTGTGGGTGGTGTTCTAGGTGGGTTCTTTGGAGATAAGATTGGAGCGTTCCTTGGAGAGGCAATAGAACCTGTTCTGAAACCTCTTGGAGATTACTTTAAGAATATTGCTTTACCAATGTTTAATGCATTTGTAAAACCAGTTGCAACAGCAATACAAGATTTGTTTGAACCTTTGAAGCACGTCCTTGATATGGTGCTTGAGTTTATTGCACCTATTGCAGGTGCTGCTTTCCAAGGTTTGATGGACTATGTTATTGGTCCTGCTGCTAAGGCAGCGTTAGATAGTATTGTCTGGATATTTGAGAAAGCAATATGGGCAATTAATAATGTTGGAGGATTTATTAAAGGTACAGGGAATACTTTAACCAGAGTCATTGGTAGTGATGGTCAAAAGGCAATGGCACAGGTAGAGAATGAAGACTATGATGTGAAGAGATTGAAGGCAGAACTTAAAGTAATAAGAGAAAGAATTGCAAATGGTGAAGGTGGAAGTAGATCTGCCTGGTTTGGGGTTGATGGCGTGTTCAAGACATCAAATGGTGCTCCAGGGATGACCATTATGAATGGACACTGGAATGGTTTAGGTTCAACCAACGAAGAAAAAGCGAAGCACTGGGAGAATGTTTTAATACCGTTCGCTGAAGAAAAAGCAGCGAGTGCGAAGGCAGCATTGGCACAGTTTGAGATGGCACAACCTCAAACTTCTATGGTCGATGATCCATTTGTATCGAAGAAAGGTATCGGTACCGATGATAGTCCTGTACCAAAAGGAGGACGTATAGATTTCCAAGGACACGGTGATGGTGCTACTGGTGTGCTACGTCTGTTTGATGGTAAGAATAGAAAGATTGGTCAGTGGGAAGCGATTAGTGGTCAATATAGTACAGCAGGCACATCACAATCACAAAGAAGAAACGTATCTGGTGCTCTTTATCCTTTACCAGATGGTAAGTATCCTCTTGTTGGATTTGCAGAACACTCAAATGTAAGTGGTATTGGAACTTGGTCTACCTTTATTAACAATATGGGTGGTGTTATTGGTAAGAGATCTGCAATTCAACTTCATAATGATATTAATGACAATGGTACTGCAGGTTGTGTTGGTGTGACTCTTGGTGGTACTGCAGGTAATAATAAAGATAAGGATTTTGTGAAAAAATATAAACAGGTGATGCCAGAAACTATAAGAGTTTCTATCGCTAAAGGTGCAAAACAGTTGAGCACTGGACCTTCACCTAGTCCTGACAATAGAGAAATCAGACCAACAGATCTAAATAGTACGAAGACTAGTGAATTAACACGGTCATCTCAACAACAAGATACCGAACTAAGTTCTGGAGATGGATCTTCAATGGTAGTATTCCAACCAATTATTAAACCTGTTGTCTCAGAGACTGGTGTGATAGGAGTACAAACGGTCACTAAGTCTGGTGATTTCTCTCTAACAGGTTTAAATTCATAAACTATGAGTAAGATAAGACTATACAAATACGTCACACCACCTAAAGAGGCAGATGGTGCACAGATGACTGTCGGTAAAAAAACATTTACCACCACAGGTTTCGTCCCGACAGTTAAAGCAATTAATTCCCTAGGAGCGACTGTAAATAGTATTGGTCTTGCACTGAAGAAGAACCAACTAGCACAACAAAGACTTATGGATGAGCAGCGCCGCTTTGCTGCTCTTCAAGCAGATAGACAAAGAGAAGCAGCGATAGAAGCAAAAGGAGATACTGCAGATAGTGCAATCAGTGCCACAAAGGGCGCTGGTTTGGGATTTATGGAATATTTGATGAAATTCCTTAAAAACCTCTTGATATTTGGTGCACTCAATTGGTTATCTAAGAAAGAGAACCGAGAGAAGATAGTAAAAGCGTTTGAGATGGTTAGTGGGTTATTTAAGTGGATTGGGAACACGATAAATTGGTGGAAACAGAAATATGGCGAGTTATTTGGCGAAGATAGTGATGGATGGACCAGATTCAAAGCAGCAGCAAAAATGCTTGGTGCAGGACTTGCTGTATTAGCAGGTTTATCATTCCTGAAGAATCCTATCGGAACTGTCAAAGCATTTGGTAGTATTATTGGTACTATCGGTAAAGGTATCCTGAATCTGGGTAAATTCCTTGGTGGCAACCCTCTAGGTCAGTTAGCACTAGCAGGTGCACAGGGTGCTGCAGCATATCAGGATGTATCACAGAACTATGACGGTGTTGAAGAAGACAGGATGGCAGCGGCGAGAGGTGCTGGTATTGGTGCTGCAGGTGGCGGTATGGCACTTGGTATGATCGGCAACCAGATTGCAGGTCCTATCGGTGGTTTGATTGGTAACGCTGTTGGTGGATTACTAGGAAAAGAGGCAGGCAAGTTCCTTGGACCTATAGTTGGTAATTTCTTTAATACTATTAAGGAAGCATTTGACTTTATGATGCAGACACTTGATGAGTTCTTTAAACCTTTAAGAGAGGCAATTACAGAACTTTTCAAAGCAGTGGGTCCTCCATTGCAGATGATAGTAGATGCGATCAAACCACATCTACCTAAATTACTGTCGTTTGCCGAATTTATGGGTAAAGCGGCATTCTACCCACTGATCAAAATGATCGAAGGGTTGACATTTTTCCTCAAGATGATTCCTGG